TCGTCGTCATTCTGGCCGCTGCCGTTCTGATCGTCGTCATTCTGGCCGCTGCCGTTCTGATCGTCGTCATTCTGGCCGTTGCCGTTCTGATCGTCGTCATTCTGGCCGTTGCCGTTCTGATCGTCGTCATTCTGGCCGTCGTCGTCCTGATCGTCGTCTGGTATGATTACATTTGCATACTCAGCAACGCCTTGAGCAACAAGCTCGACCTCTCTCTCAGGAGTGAGAGAGAACGGCTCCGACTTGCTATCTTTTGGAGTGATTACTCCGTTTTCTTTGTGTCCGTATACTCCGGCGATTATTCTAATCATGTTGTAGCTCCTTCCTTCGCGTGTGAATTAAAGTACCTTAGCAGATACCCACGGATTTTTGCTTCTTGGAATTAAGAGCGGGCGGCTTGTCACTTTAATGTCGCGACTTTCTGCCTTTACGTCCGCTGTATACTTAGGAATACGGCGGCCGGTGTAAGTGTGGAACTCGCCGTCGTCCTGCTCAATCTGGGTAACCGCTCCATAGAGACCGCGGCCCGCTGCTGGGTGAGAAAGAACGACAGTACCAGCAGGGATATAAGGCACGATCTGGCCGTTTTCGTCCTCATAGGTCTCGTCGTATGTGATGAGCTTAACGTGGTGTCCGTCTACGTTCAAAATTGCGAAGCAGCAAGCACCTTCCGGCAAATTCATAGGCTCAATAGAGCCGATTGCAATGCTCTTGTTGTCGAGGTACTTCTGGATCTTTTCATCGTTTAACACGATCTTGGAAACGCCGCGAGCCATTACAAGCTCAGAAGCAGGGAGCCCGTTCTTTGTGAGCATGTAAATCATTTCTGAAATGTCGCCGTAAATATCCGCGCCAGCTTCGCCCCACTTAACAGCAGGAGTGTACTGAGCAGGGTTTGCGTCCTCGTCATAGAAACGGATCTCAAATTCTTCATATTCACCGCTGCCGTATTTGTCAGCGTAGTGTCTGAGAATGTAACCGTTGTTAATCATACATTGTGCTGCCATGTACTCCTCACGGCCGGAGATCATCTGATCGAACTCAGTCAGATCTCTGTTGAGGATCTGCGCCTGCCTCTGCTGAGGTGTTACATTCTGGAAAAGCTGCTCGCCAAAACCTTTTTTATTAAGGTCGTCAATGGTGAGAGGTCTCTGAGGTGCAATAAAAGGCGGCACGTAGCTGTATGTTTTGTAGCCTTCGCGCTCGATTGTGATCCCGCCCTTGCGAGGCATTACACAAGGCGCGATTTTCTTGCTGCCGTTTCTGTATTCAACGAGCACCTCCTCGCCCGGGAAAATATCCTCAGACACTCCGTTGACCGGTGCTGTTGTAGGGAAATAGCGATCTCTTAAAAATGTTCTGTGTGTAGGCATTGCCTGAATAGCCGCCAGCATGGTGACGGTTCTGTAAATTAACGGTGTAGGCATTGTTCTTTTCCTCCTTTTCCTTACATTGCAGAGTCGAGATAAATGCCGCCATTGCGAAGGGCTGCCTCGTCTGCTTCCGTGATATTGTACTCGTCGTCTACAATAAGGGCCTCTCTGTTAAAATGGCCGCTTCTGTAAACAGCAGCAACGGCGTCGGCGCTTGTTGCGTCCACTTCGTCGCAAATAATACCGTATGCGGTTAATGTTTCGCCTTCTCCGGCAGTTGTGCCGAGAATAACACACTTTTTCGTTGCGCTATTCATAGCAACAACGGTACCGCGAGCAAGTTTTCCTTCGCCGCTCGCGATTGTGACGCTTACCGCGTCAACCGGGAATTTGCTGTCAATCAAAAGATTGTCAGCGTTGCAGGTTCCGATGTTCTGATCTGCTCTCATGGTTTTTACCTCCTTGTTTTTAATTCTGCTGAGTTGTTGGGGCTGCTCCACCGTTTGCGATCATTGCCGCAAGCTGAGCAACCTGAGCGTTTTCGTCCTGAGCCTGATCTTTTGGTGCAGGAGCTCCAGAGTTTGGCGTTGTTCCTACGCCAGCAGCTCCAGAGGCTTTAAAGTCAGCGTCGCTATTCTGAACATGCTGAGCGCCGAGCTGGGCCTGCTTTTTCATTGCATTAAAAGCGAGCTCCTGAGCTGTGCAAGCATTAGCGCCATACTTTGCCTCTGCAATGAGCTGAGCGTCTCCGACTGTTGCCTCGATTTCTTCGATCGCCTGCAGTCTGGAGCGTTCGGCTGTTGTTGCCTCGGTTCTTGCTGTCTCCATAGCTGCGGCCTCAATCTGAGCAACCGCCTCCGGGTACTGTGCTCTTAATTCTTCTGGTGTCATAGTGGTGTTACCTCCTTTTGGTTTATTTGTTGAAACGCTCTGACGCGGAGCTGCTGGCTTCGGTTCTGGCGTTTGAACACTATTTACTACGGGGATATTTCCGGGGAAATTGCGGAACCCCTTTAACGAGTGGTGCACTCCATTGACGACAATTTCGTCTTTAATGGAGCTCATGCACATGCTTGTTTCGCAACCCTCGCGAATACCGGTACAAAAACCATTTTCAACCGCTTCGCGGCCGGTGTACCATGTTTCCTTCGCCATAATGTTGCGGATCTTATCAATTCCGAGGTGTGTCGCTGCGTCGTATGTTTCGGCTGCGGCCTTGTTTGCAGCTTCAAGTCTTTTATTGACTTCAAGCAGGGCCTTGTGGTTGTAGTTGCCGATCAATGTCAGCAACGCCTCGTGTACCATAAAGAGAGCGCCTTCTGCGATTTCTCTTGTTTTGCAGCCCATAGCAATGATAGTGGCGGCGCTTGCTGCAATTCCGTCGATAACTGCCACGGTCTCGCCGTTTAATTCTTTGAGTCTATTGCAGATACCGAGCGCCGTGTATAAATCGCCACCAACTGAATTGATACGGACGGTGATCTTTGCCTTGTCTTTTACCTGAGCAAGATCCTCCAAGAAGCCCTCCGGCGTGATATACAAACCTTCGAGCGGTTCGCCAGTCCACCAGTCTGTCGGTCTCTGGCTTACAACTTCGCCGTACATTGTGATCTCGGCCTCGTCGTCGTTTAATTCGACGATGTTCCAGAACTTCGGCGCCGTTTGGTCGGGCAATGCCGCCGGGCCGTTAATTACCCTTAGCGGGATTGTTTGTTTCTTCATGCTGCATTTCCTCCTTTATAGCATTTTGAAATATTACAGAGGCGAGCGCTTGAGTTTTTTCAGCTTGAGCCTCTGGGGTTGTGCCGTTTGCTTCGGCAATGATCTCGTTTTCTCGCTTGAGCTGGTGCATGTTTGCTTCCCATTGGCCGCCATTCAAACGGATCGTGCTTTGTTCGTGCGTACTATACCCGTGCTGATTTGCAAGTATTTCCGCGCTGATTTCCTTTGTCGGATCGAGCTGTCCCTGAGAAGGGCCGATCCACTCGCTGCCGAGCCATGCGGCGCGAATTAAAGGATCTGAGAAAAAGCCGGGAGCCTGAATACGACCGCGAGCAACAGCCTCAGACAACCAGATCTCGTACACCGGACGGCAAAAATCATTTGCAAACCATTCGCGGCGCATTTTAAAAGCCTTCCACGCTTCGAGTAATGCGGCACGACTGGCAGAATATGAGGCGTTAAACGACTTCAACAGTAAATCGGCCGGAATTTCAAGCGCAGCGCCGCATTGTTCGCAAAGAGCGCGGACAAAAGCAGAGAAGCCGCTCGCCGGTCTGGTAGGTGTCGCAAACTTGATATCTTCACCCGGTTTCATTATGTTAATGGTGCCCGGGCCCATTTCGTAGTCGTCGGGATCTGAAGGCTCAACCTCTGAGCCGTTTACTTCGTTGTATGGCATTTCGTCGGCGCCGGTTTCTGTGGTAATAAACGCCGTGAAAAAGCTCTCAACGAGCGCAGCCATGAGCTCGCCTTCTGTGTAGCGCCTCATTTGCAGGAGTGGTTCAATAATCTGCGCCAGATATGTGACGCCTCTGTATTGCTCAGGACGTTCCGACTCCATAATGTGCAATACGTTCGGAAGGCCGGTTTTTTCGCCGTATGCTTCGACTCTGGTCCATTCCGTTTCAGCCGTCGCGATAATGTGCGGGTATGTATTTCGGAAATAGTAGGCTTTAATCATTCCCGACTCGTCGATCTCTACACCGTCAAAAATTCGGTTCCCGTTTTTAGCTTTTCCTTCTGTGGAAAAACAATAAAAACCAGAATTTAACAACGGGGTACTGCAACGATCGGCTTCTACAAGTTGGATCCTGAGAGAGTACGGGCACATTGCTGTCGGTTCCACTCTTTTGACAAGGCCGAAAACGTCGCCACTCATAAGCCAACTCATAAGAGCGAGCTGCTGCATAGCATAATAGTCATTAACGCCCGTGGCGTCGCAGGCGTTTTTCTTTTCAGCCCAGAGCTTAAACTCTGCCTCTGTCTTTTTCTGCCAGTCGTTTGCGGCGTCTCTCGATAAACCGAGTAGCTCGGCGTCTATGCTGCACTTTAGACGCAAGCCGCAGCCTACGACATTTGTGCGGTTTGTTTTGATTGCCGACGTTGCAACCGGAGCGGCCATGTAAAGCATACGAGCTCTTTGTCTCAGGGTGTCGTTGTTGTGATCGATGTCCCATTGAGGCGAGGAGCTGCTGGCTTTAAAACTCCTTAGCGCTTTCTTTTTCCAACTTGCGCCAGCCTCGGCGTAGCCGTAGTTTGATATTTTCGGAGCAACCGAACCGGGGCGGCTTCGTCTGGCTGCTGTCGGTTCTGCTGGTACCGTTTGTGTGTTTTCTGGAGCTTTTTGCATGATGTTTTCACCTCCTACCAGTCACGAGGGATAACTCCGACGGCCCTGCGCTGGGTTTTGTTTTCTAAAGCAGCGATCTCGTCCTCCATTTCTTTGATAGCATTGCGGATCGCTGTGAGATCTGTCTGGTAGCGTGTGGCGTTTCGCGTTCCTATTCCGTAGGACTGCACACCGCCGTCAAGCATTTCCTTTTCTCGCTTATAATAAAGCTCGAGACGTTCTCTCAATTTATTGGCTTTTTCAGCCTTTTGCTGTTTAGTCATGGTTCACCTCCTACCAGTCGTCGTACATTTTTGAACCGCTGGAGCGCTTCTTTTTTTCTTTTTTCTCAGTTTGCGGCTTGAGTTGCTGGCCTTTTAGCCGGCGTTCTACCGCGTCGAGATCTGGATCTAAAATTCTAAACGCCGCGATCGCATAATTGCGGCAGTCAAGAGCTTCGTTTCGATTATGGCCGGGCAGCTTTTCCCATTGCCATTTGTCGCCTCGTTTGGTTCGTGTGAGCGTCAGCTTTTCAGATAAAAGCCCGGAAAAGAAAAGAGAGTCATATCCGCGATCTTCCCCGCGCGGGAAGTGGCAGTATTTGGCTCCTTTTTCTTGCACCTTAACAGCGCTCATTATTTTGCTTTTTCCGGCATCTACGCCCAGAGTGTAGAGCCAACAGCGGCCGATCACACGGCCGTCAATTACAATTTTAACCTTTGACGGTGGCGCGGTGTATGGTATGCCGTCGCCGCCTTTTCCTTTGATAGCAAAAACACGCTTGTGCTGCCTTTTGGCGCACTCTGCATATACCTCCTGCGTGAAATGGCCGCCGGAGTCAACACAAGTAAAAGAAACTTTCAAGCCTTTGCCGTTTTTGAAGTGGTAAACTCTGTCGATCACGTCGTCGAGTCGTTCCCACACGGCCGATGTATCAGGGCGGCCGTTGATAATTCCTTTTTTTATTCCCCATGTCTCGCCGTAGTGGCCGTGTCCTAAAACTTCATACTCAAGACGGTTGTCCTGAGTGTCTACTCCAACAGTCAGTACAAGCACGCCGTCTGGCAACTCGGCGTCGTATTCCTCACGACGCGCCAGCATTGCGTCCTCGTCCTCAAGATCTCCGCGATCTTCCCATAACTCACCGAGTAAGGTGTTGAATACAACCTTTAGTTTTTCAACGTCTCCCTGAGCCTCGAGAAACTTCGTGATGATTTTTTCCCACGGAGTCCACGGAGAAGAAAAAGCGTTCAACCAAAAAGAGCGGTGTCCTTTTTGGTAAGCGTCCGGGTTTTCTGCAATCCATTTCGCCGGCTGCTTTCTCATTGTTGACTCGGTGCTTATGCAGCCGCACCCCGGGCAGCACCATGTTATATTTTTGACTTTGTAGGTCTTTTTGTTGCGTATTTTTTTAACTTCGTGCTCGAAGTGTATGTTATCAAATACAATATTGTGATATTCTCCACAATCCGGGCACTTATGACACCAGCGCTCCTGCGTACCAGCAAAAAAACCGTTTTCAATGTTGCTGGCGCCTTTGATTGTTGGCGTTGATACCTCGATCGACTTCGCGTTGTAGAAAGTCGTCTGTCTTGCCTCAGCAAGAGCCCACGGATCACCCTCGGTACCGGCGCTGCTGGCCCAGCGGTCGCGCTCGTCGCCGATAATATAACGCGCCGGGGTAGAAGCGAGAGCACTCGGACTGTTTGATCCGGTTATTGTCAACATTCCACCCGGAAAGGATTTTTGCAAAATTGTATTTCCAGAGTCTCGACTTTTCACGTCTGAGACTTTTTTCCTCAACGGCTTCGAGTCTCTTATCATTGGTGCAATACGCAGACGAGAGAACTTTCGCGCGTCGTCGAGGGTTGGCTGCACATAAATCGTTGATCCGGGATCCTGATCTATGATATAGCCAATTATATTGAGCTCTACCTCAGATTTTCCAACCTGAGAAGCTGCCACAACTGTGATTTTGCTCACTTTCGGATCTGTGAAGGCGTCCATTATCTCAACGAGATAGGGCGTTCTTGCATTTCGCCACGGTCCGGCCTCTGCTGAGCTTTCAGGAGATAAGCGGCGGTTTTTCTCAGCCCATTGGGAAACGGTGAGCCGCTCGGGCGGTTTGAAATTCTTAACAGCTCGCGCGATCGTATTGTTTAAGTTGTCAATTTCACGCTTGCGGCTGTTGTCATTCTGTTTGTTCATCATCCTCGATTATCGCCCAGCCTTGCCGATCCTTTACCCGCTTTTTATACTCCTCGGGATCGTATTGGTATTGAGAGAGGGACAAGAGGATCTCGTTGACCTCCTCTTGTATTCGGGCCGATGTTTCTGCCGGGCTTGACAATTCCGCAGTATCAACCGCGAGGCGCCCCGGCATAGCCATTAACATGCTACGGATATTAAAAACAAGATCCGTCGTGATCGCTTCCACGTCCTCAGCTCTGTGCATTGTGCCTTCAAGCTCTGCGAGCTGGAGCTCTGCGACGCGTGCTTTTGCGTTTTTTATATCCACCTCAGCCTGCAGCTTGTCGGTCTCGAGCTTGTTGTTTTGAGCGGATTGTTTTCGCTCTAATTGCTGGCGCAGGTATTTGATGTAGTCCTTTGTTGCCTCGCCTACGTTGTAGCGGCGGCCTGCTGGTGTGTCGTGAGTTTTGAGAACTCCGTCCTGCGTTAGTTGCTGGATCCTCCGAGCTGTGAGCTCAAACAACTCGGCCATTTTTGTTGTCGGCCAGTAACCCGGAGTCTCGGCCGGCTTTTCTTTTTTCGGTGTCGCCATTGCCTTGCCTCCTTCCCGGCGTAACGAAACGGCCTAAAAATTTTTATAGAGTCTGGCCAGTTTTTGGGCTCGCAAGAACCGCAGGCGTTTTGAGGCTCTGGAAGAACCTATTGAAAATTTTTATTTTTATTTGGACGGAGGCCCGTATAAAAATATTTTATTTTTTCTTTCTGCGTTGCTGAGTGTGCGCCGAGCTGGCGCTCGAGCTTGAGACTTGCCTCGGCTGGCCCGGTCCTGCTGCCGGGCTGCGCCTCTGGTGTGGGGCGCCCCTCTGGCGTGTGGCTCATGCCTCTGCCTTTGGTCTTGCCTTGTGGTGTGTGGCTCAGCCTTGTGTTGTGCTGAGCATATAGAAAGAGGCCAGCCCCTCGAGCTGCTGCTGAGTGGTGGCCTCTGGTTCTTTGTATTATGCCTGCGCTTTTGCAAGCATTTGTTTGACGTGGTTCTCCAGTCGCTTGCTGAGCCCCTCGTCAATGTTCTGTTGTATGAGTGGAGCGACGCGCTCGTTTTCTATCATTTGCGGCACGCTTAGAGTCTTGATACTCTTGATAGGGTAGCGACTGTCTCCCTCCCTCTGGAATGGTATCTGTACTGAGCCTTCGCCTCCAGACGAGGCAAGGAACACGCCTGCAGGCAGGTTCTTTCTTTGGCCCTTAAATACCTCTTGACTTACTCGGTATGGCTTGGGCTTCCTTTGTGTCGGCTTCATTTTGAAATGTGTCGGAGTGAGGACTCTGCCTTTATAGGTGAGCACAACGCTCTCGACGAGATTGCCTTCGACTTTTAACTGGCCGCCGCCTTTTCCTTTGCCGTCAAGCGCAGCCTTTACGTCTGCTTTCTTAATGGCATATACCTCGCATACTGCGGCCGATACCCACGCCTGCGCTCGGCTCTTTGCGTCCGAGGTGCATTTCTTTATTACCTTTTCAGCGTCTACGCCGGCAATATTGTCGAGCGTTTTGACGAGGCTCTCATAATTTGCCAGCATACAAGTCGTGGTTCCTCTGGTTGCTGCCATGTGATCGCCTCCTTTATGGCATGAAAAAACCGCCCGATTTTCTCGCGCGGTTTCTTTATCCACTTATTGCATTGTAAGAATTATAACACGGCTCAATTTCAAAAGTAAATTGCATCTTTTTTGCACCGGTAAATTGCACAACAGAGGAGGGCGCCTGCTGCCAGCTTCGGCTAATCAATAGCAGCCCTTCCGTACAATCTGACGGCCAAACTCTTGACAAGTCTCTGGCGGTTTCTCCAGACTGTTGTCGCGTCGCAGCCCACCTTTTCGCCGATCGCTTCATTGTCGAGCCCGTCGAAGTAGCGGCCTGAGACTGTTGCATAATATGGATCGTCCCTTATGCAGTCGAGAGCCGTCTCCAGTTCGTCAACTTCGCATTGATCCGCTGCGATTGCTGCCTCTTTGTCTTTGATGATAGCCTCCAGAGCCTCCTCTGGATCGAGGCGCACGCCGGTCTTTGAAAATCTTGTGATTGATTTGCTGCGCGCTGGCGTTCCGTATGTCTTTAATTCTTCGATTTTTTCCTTGTCGTCGTTAATTTTAACCTTCAGCACCGGCAGAGCGTAGAGTCTGGCCTCTGTGTTTTTGAAGGCTGTCTTTGCGTTCTGCGGTTGCTGCGCTGGTTTGCAGGCTTCTTTGACAGCTTCGGCGGTATTTTTCACGCTTGCGTCAATATAAGCCTTTATATCTGGCGGGATCGCCGGTTTTTTTGCTTTTCCCATTTATTCGTATTCTCCTTCCTGATAGTTTGAGCTTATGCCTATGTCGTCAAAAACCTCCCCGAAGTATTCCGGCGGCATTTCTTGGCCGTCTCTTATGAGTTTGATCTGGTCTTTTCCGCTCATTCGAGCGTATCGTTTCACGATAACGTCGGTATATCCGGGCGTTAATTCCATAATATAGGCCGTGTGTCCGGTTTTCTCTGCTGCTGCGAGAGTGGTCCCACTGCCTCCGAACGGATCGTAAACAGTTTTTACAAAATCCATATTGTCGAGAATTTGCTCAATGAGCTCGACGGGCTTCTGAGTAGGGTGCAACTCATTCCCGGACCTGCTACACCTCAAAACA